CCTGAAGAAGTACGAGATGACATTCCTGCACAGCTAAGTGAGGGTGAATATGTAGTACCTGCTGATGTTCTTCGTTTTTATGGCATGAAGTTCTTTGAAGACTTACGAGAAAATGCTAAGATGGAATTAGCTCGTATGGATGCAGAAGGACGTATAGGTGGTCAACCTGTACCTGCTAACGATAATGATCTTACACCTGAAGAGATGGCAGAGCTAGACGCTATAGGTGCTGCAGTAGGTGGCTTCATTACAGGTCAAGCTTCTCAGTCTACAATGGCAGATCCTTATCAACAACAACAGATGATGTATAGACAAGGCGCACCTGTTGCTATGGGTAACGCAGGTTATCAAACAGGTGGTATGGCTCAAGATGTTGATCCAACACAAGCCCAGTTTGACTTTAGTAAGTATCAAGCAGGGTTTTCTTTTGCTACTCCTAGCGGCTTTGTTCCTGTCTTAATGTACAAAGAAGGTGAGAATCCTAAGTATGCTACTACTCAAGATGTGTATGAGCAAATGTTATCTGATGGGTGGACTACTAAACTTATACAAACCACAACAGAAACTACAGTAGGTGAAGAGCCAGAGGTTAGTGACAATAACTCTAGTGATCCACTCTCTACTAGTGTATCTTCTGCTGCTGAGTCAATGGGAGACAAAGACTTAGATAAAACAACTAAAGGTTTAGGCTTACTAGCTAACCTATCTACTGCACTAGCAGGTCAATTAGGAATACCTGTAACTGCTCTTATAAACGCTAAAGCTGTAGCTGCTTACAATGATAAACTAACAGATCAAAGCAAACGTAAGGGAAGCATCTTTGGTGGTGAAGGTAGTTTGTATGAGGGGCTAGAGGGAGGTAAAGATTTTGGTAATACTTGGCTAGGTGATTTACTTGGTTTTGACGATGAAGGTTTTGGTGTACAGGGTGATAATTTACAAAAATCTTTTATGGGTTCACGTAGAGATGGAGATATAACTGCAGATACGACTCAGCTTGAAGGAAGCACTGCAGGAAGTAGCACAAAGGTAAGTAACAAACCTAGCCCAAGATCAACACCAACAGTTATTCCAACAGGAGCAACTTTAAAACAAGGAACCGTACTAAACAACGATGATGATCCTGTTATCTTTACCAAAGATAATAGTGGTAATACAGTAGGAGAAAATAGATCTACCTACGGAAAAACAGAAACTACTAGTGCAAGTATAACAGCACCAGGAGAACTTGTATAAAACACAATTCCATATAACTATAAGGATACCCAGTTTAATTACTGGCCCCACATAAGGAGAAAACAAAATGGTAGAACAAACAGCAGCAGCAACGGAAGAAGCAAAGCCTATAATGGTAGACTCTGCAGCACATCGTAGAAATGCGGCTCGTGCACAGCGTGATGAAGAAGAGCTAAAGCAACTCTTAGAGGAACACACAGGTGGCTCAGAACAGGAAGAAGAACCCAGTAGCGAAACTGTTAAGGACGCCCCAGTTCAAGCAAAAGGTGATGCCAAACAAGAAGAAGAACCAAAAGCTGAAGCACAAGAAGAAACCTCAGACGATGACTTAAGCGCAGAAGAGAAAACATTTAAGCAACGCTATGCTGACATTCAACGCCACATGCAAGACAAAGCTGAAGAGCATAAGACAGAATTAGAAAAGTTAAAAGGACAGCTAGACTCAGCAGCTAAGAATGAACTTGTACTACCTAAGTCAGACAAAGAGATAGAAGCCTGGGCTAAAAAGTATCCTGATGTAGCAGGAATAGTAGAAGCTATAGCAGATAAGAAAGCACAAGAGCGTTCATTAGATATTGATAAGCGTTTAAAAGAAGTAGAAGAGTTACGTGTAAATGCTAAACGTGAGAAAGCTGAAGCTGAATTACTGAGTATGCACCCTGACTTTGAAGGTATTCGTGCAGATGATACTTTCCATGAGTGGGCTAAAGAGCAGCCTAAGTGGGTACAAGATGCGCTATATGAGAATGTTGATGATGCCAAGTCTGTATCTAGAGTCATAGACTTATATAAAGCAGACAAAGGTATTACTACAAAGAAACGTAACACAGAAGATAAAGCTGCAGCTAAGGCTGTCAAGGCTCGTGTACGTAATACACCTGAAACTGAAGAAAGTAATACATACCTTCGTGAGTCTCAGATTAACAAGATGTCCACTAGAGAATATGAGAAACGATCTGATGAGATCATGGAAGCTATTCGTAGTGGAAAGTTTATTTACGATATGTCTAAATAATTACTTGACAATAACAAATTCGTAAGTATAACTACTAACATGATTAGAGTGACTTAAATATCACTCTATCGTGTGACTAACACTAAGCCACAATAAGAACTACCCAGACATATAGGCCCAGTAGCTATGAAGTAGGCCAACTGATTAGCAACACTGACTACCCTAAAATGAACGGCCTCTTTCGTGGATATGATGTGTAAAACTTAACATAGCCATATCTATATAAGGAGAATTACAATGGCTTTTACTACAGCAAGTGGTTATGGGAATTTACCAAACGGTAACTTTTCACCAATCATTTATTCCAAGCAGGTACAACTTGCATTCCGCAAGAGTGCCGTAGCTAACGCAATTACCAATAACGATTATTTTGGTGAGATTGCTAACCAAGGTGACACGGTCAAAATTATTAAGGAGCCAGAAATTTCTGTATCCGCATATGCTCGTGGAACCCAAATCCAAGCACAAGATCTTGACGATGAAGAATTTCAGTTAACTGTTGATAAAGCCAATTATTTTGCTTTTAAGATGGACGATATTGAGGAAGCCCATAGTCACGTAGATTTTATGCAACTTGCAACTGATCGTGCAGCATACAGACTAGCTGATCAAATGGATCAAGAATGTCTTGGCTATTTGGCAGGTTTCAAACAGTCTGCGCTACACGCAAATGCAGGAACAGTTAATGACCAAGTAAACGGTACAGTAGCTGTTTCAACTGCAGGTACAGACGAACTTCTTTCTTCTATGAAGCTTAAGAAGGGTGACTTTGGAAACATTACGACATCCTCTGCAGGTGATCACTCAATTCCATTGAAGCCACGTTTAGGCGGTGCAACTGCTGCTGATACTGCAACAGCAACTCCCTTACAAGTTATAGCTCGTATGGGGCGTCTTTTAGATCAACAGCAAGTTGATACAAGAGGCAGATGGCTCGTTGTTGACCCTGTGTTTGTAGAACTACTCAAAGACGAAGATTCACGCATGATGAATGCTGACTTCGGTGGAGCAGGGCTGCAAAACGGTTTAGTCTTGAATAACATTCATGGCTTCCGTATGTACACATCATCAAACCTACCTGCTGTAGGAACAGGTGCAGGTACAACTGGATCAGCAAATCAAAATACTAACTTCGGTGTTATCGTGGCAGGTCACGACTCAGCAGTAGCAACTGCAGAGCAAATCAACAAAGTTGAGACTTATCGTGATCCAGACTCATTTAGTGACATCGTTCGTGGTATGCACCTTTATGGCAGGAAGATACTTCGTCCAGAAGCTATCGTAACTGCTAAATATAACGCAGCGTAAGGGAGGATAAACTTATGGCTACTCTAACAGCTTTGCTTTTACCTGCACACGGTAATTCCCAAAGAGGGCGTTCGCCTTACATGATACAGAAAACTATTGATCTTACTGCACAGGCTATTGACTGTTCATCTGCTGACGTAGTTCAATGTCTCACAATACCTGCTAATACAAGGGTACTTCATGCTGGTGTTTGTGTTGTAGAATCTGCAACTATGAACACAGGTACAAACGCAACAGTAACATTGGGTGCAGCAGATGCTGACGAATTTGTTGCAGCGTTTGATATTGATGGCGCAGCAGATGGGGCATATGCTCCTTCAGCTACACCTGCTGCAGACGTTACGCTTGCTTCAGCAGACACACTAGACCTGACTTTTGCAGGTGATGGTGCAACATTCACAGCAGGTAAACTACGTGTTTACGCTATGATGATGGATGTTAGTGATCAAGGCGATGCTGCTCCTGACGAAGTAGATCGTGACTTGCTTGCATAAGCGCAAAACTAGGGGGGCAGGGAAACTTGCCCCTTTAAGTACATCTAAGGGATACTAAAATGGCTATATACGTTACATTAGTTAATGAATTATTACGCAGGTTAAATGAAGTTACCTTAGATGCTAATGGTGAAGGTTTTGACTCAGTACGTAATGTTCAAGCTTTAGCTAAAGATGCTATCAATAATAGTATACGTCTTATTGTACAAGACGGCCAGGAGTGGCCTTTCTTAAAAACAACTGAAACACAGTCTCTTACTGCAGGTACTAGACAGTATAGTTTTCCTAATGATTACTCTAGCACAGATTGGGATACGTTTTATCTTAAAAAGCTTACCTCAAAAGGTAACACTCCCATGAGGCTTAGACCTATTTCTTATGATGACTATATACAAAACCATCGTAGTATAGACGATACAGGTGATTTAACTAATGGAGATGGCGCACCCATTTACGTATATCAAACACTAGAAGAGAAGTTTGGTGTTACACCTGTACCAGATGCAGCCTACCAGATAGAGTACGTCTACTGGAGTTTCCCCACAGAATTAACAAATTATAATGATACAGTAATTATACCTGAGCGTTTTAAACATGTAGTTATAGACGGTGCTATGATGTTCATGATGCGATTCCGTAGCAATGAACAAAGTGCTGCAATGCATCAAAACAATTTTGAAGATGGCATAAAAGCAATGCGTAGAGTTTTAGTAGATGATATATTAGTAGTTCGCTCCACAGTAATAGAACGTTCAGGGACAAGTGCATTTAGTGGTAATATGTAATGGCTGACAATCTAGCTTCCTTTAAAGTTTTTTGTCAGGGTGGACTAAACACCAGTAGGGATGTGCTATCTCAAGGTGAAACTCAACCTGGCTCTGCTGTAAAACTTACAAACTACGAACCATCTGTTACTGGTGGCTACCGTAAGATAAACGGATTTAGTAACGACTTTGGTACGGTAACAGGCACAGGAAGTGTACTTGGTGTTTGTGTAGCTAACGGTATTAATGATGGTGTCCTAGCTTGTCGTACTCCCTCTAGCGGTAATAACTATTTACACCATTGGAGTAACTCTGGCTCTTCTTGGACTGCTGTATCTACTTCAGGTTCTCCTACAATGTCAGGAGTTACTAAAGTTAGATTTACAAAGTTTAATTTTGGTAGCCCTAAAGTTATTTTGACTGATGGTGTAAATCCTGCAGCAACTTACGATGGATCAACATATACTCAGATAACACACGCCAACGCACCTGACGATCCTAAAGTATCTGCTGTGTTTCAAAACCATATGTTCTTAGCGGCTGATCCTAATGAAGATACTAACTTATATTTTAGTGCACCATTAGCAGAAACAGATTTTAGCGCAGCTAATGGTTCTGGCGTAATAAATGTAGGCTTTCCTATAGTAGCTATAAAGACGTTTCGTGATGCTTTGTTTATTTTTGGCAGTAACAACATTCGTAAGCTTGTTGGTAATAATATTTCTAATTTCGTATTAGAATCTGTTACAGATAATCTTGGGTGTTTAGCTACAGACAGTGTTATAGAAATAGGTGGTGATTTACTATTCTTATCACAGGATGGTTTACGGCCTGTTTCTGGTACAGATAAAATAGGTGACGTAAACCTAGAAACTGTATCAAAAGATATTCAGTCAGTATTTACAGATGTTGTTTTTGATATAGACTTAGATGGTTTAAATGCTGTTATTATTAGAGGTAATACTCAGTTTAGATACTTCTTTGCTGCTGCAGATACACAAGGTGTTATAGGAGGTTTTAGACAAACACCTAATGGACTACAGTTTGAGTATGGGCAATTATTAGGTATCACAGCTACTTGTGCAGACAGTGGTTACATAGGACAAAACGAATTTGTATTACATGGAGACAGCACAGGTAAAGTTTACCGACAAGAAAGAGGTAACAGCTTTTCAGGTGAAGATATATTTAGCGCCTTTCAAACTCCTTACCTGTATATGCAAGATCCAGAACAACGTAAAATATTTTATACAATAGCAACTTATCTACGTTCTGAAGGTGATAATGAAATACTAATGTCAGCAGTATATGATTATGAAGATGTAAATGTTTTAAACCCCAATGACTTTACATTAAGTAATACGAATGCTGCTGCTTACTACAACGAAGCTGCGTATGCTGCTGCTGATGCTACTAGTGGTGCTATATATGATGGTAGTCCTGCACCTATAAGAAGAACAAATGTATCAGGATCAGGTAAGTCTATATCAGTAAGATATGTTACAAATGACACAAAACCGTCACACAGTATACAAGGATTAGTAATTACATTTGGGGTAGGAGATAGGTTATAATATGGCAGGTTATGCAAGACAGTCAGCATCAACAATACAACCTAATGAGGTTATTAAAGCTGCACCAGTAAACGCAGAGTATAACGCAATACGAGATGCGTTTGCTTTATCAGGTGCACATAAACATGATGGCAGTTCTACTGAGGGAGCGTATGTGCCTCTTATAGCTGACACGGATGCTTTAAATAAAGTTGTAGTAGATACTAGTAACAACAGGCACGGTGTATTTGTTGAGGTTTCTTCTTCAGCAGTAGAGCAAATACGGTTTCAAGACGGTGTTGTTGTACCTGTTACAGATAACGATATAGACTTAGGTACAAGTTCTGTAGAGTTTAAAGACTTA